TATACGCATGACAAAGTCTGACGGAGACATATTTAAAAGAGTTTGGGCAATACCAGAGTTTGTAGATGAGATGGAAGACGTACAAACAGAAACTCCTGATATGAAAGAGAAAGAATCTTACTAGTGGCAAAGGTAATAAAAGTTTTAGGCCCGCCGGGCACCGGCAAGACAACAACTTTACTTGACTACGTGCAGACAGAAATGGAAAGTGTGCCAATAGACAAGATTGGTTATTTTTCTTTTACTCGTAAAGCTGCAAACGAAGCACGCGATAGAGCCATTGAAAAGTTTGGTTTAGATAAAAAAAGTTTTAAATGGTTCTCGACATTGCATTCTTGTGGTTATCATTCTATTGACCAAGAAGGACGAACTGTTATGGGCAGACCGCAGTTTAAATCTTTTGCAGAAAAGATAGGTCTTAAATCAAAATTAGTTATTGATACTGAAACAGGAATGTCTGACAACATTTATCTTAACCAACATAATTTAGCACGTGCACGCGGTATACCATTAGAAGAACATTATAGAAAGTATGTTGATACAACGTTAGTTGATTGGAAGTATCTAGAACATTTGTCAACGGCCTACGAACAATTTAAAGAAGTAAATAGATACATTGATTACGCTGACATGTTGTACGAAGCAGTTAACGAAAATTTGTTACCTATACTTGATGTAGTGTTTATTGATGAAGCACAAGATTTAACGCCTTTGCAATGGGCAATGGTTGAACATTTTGCAGAAACATCTCAACGTTTATATTTAGCGGGCGACGATGACCAAGCAATTTACAGATGGCTTGGTGCAGACGTGGAACGATTTATAGAATATCCTGCAGAAGAAATAGTTTTACCAAAGTCATACAGAGTTAAAAAAGAAGTGCAGGCATTTGCTCAACAAATAATTGGTGTAACTAAAAACAGAATACAAAAAACTTGGGATCCTCAAGAAGAAAACGGTGTTGTTAAGTACCACCAAACTATTGATAGTATTGATCTTTCTAAAAACAATTGGTTATTGCTCGGAAGAGATAAATTTATTTTAAATAAACTAGAAGAAGCATGTCGAGATCAAGGACTGTGGTATGAGAAACAAGAATATAAAAATATAGTTAAACCGATTGCGCAGCGAATGTTTGATGCAGTGATTGGCTGGCATGAGTTAGCTAAAGGAGAAATGGTTGACAAGAGAACAATTAAGAAAGTTTTTTTCTACAAAAAAGTTTCTGACAAATACGAAGAAGCGTTAGAAAAAATGAATGACTCAC